AGACACCAATGTAGTGTCAGTTAATAACACTACAAAGCAAATAGTTATCAGCCAAATGGCTTCTGGTACTGGTTCAGGCGCTATTGTTTTAGCCCAAACCGCTTACACATTACCTGCTGACTTTGAAACCATTACAGACCGTACTCAATGGGACAAAACTAAGCATTGGGAAGCATTAGGGCCTGAAAGCGCCCAACAATGGCAATGGCTAAAGTCTGGTTATATCTCAACTGGGCCTCGTATTAGATGGCGTATTTTGGATAACCAATTCCAAATATGGCCGCCAATGAATACCAATGAGTACCTTGGTTGGGAATACCGTAGTAAAGGTTGGGCAAGGTCATCTACTGGGGCTATACAAAATAGCTTTACACAAGACTCAGATACAACTGTATACGATGACCGTTTAATGGTTATTTATACCAAACTTAAATACTTCCAAGTAAAGTCTTTTGATACTACTGCATTGCAACAAGATTATCAGCGCTATTTAAGCGTTGTTAAAGCCAATGACAAAGGTGCGCCAAATCTGTCATTTGCACCATACCCAAGCAAAGTGCTTATTGGTTATGCCAATATTCCTGATACTGGTTATGGAAGCTAATCATGGCGCAACCTAAAGGTCGTACCGCAGTCACAGCCTCGGTTTCTAGCCCTATTGGTGGTTGGAACGCTAGGGATTCTATTGCTGAAATGCCGCCATTAGATGCGGTAGTTTTAGACAATATGTTTCCTACGCCTACTGATGTTCAGTTGCGCCTAGGTTATACCAAGGCTAGTGTTTTAACCACAACAACTGGCGTACAGACTATTTCTAGTATTACTGTTTCGGGGATTACCGCAACCCTTATTACTGCAGCAGCACATGGTTTATCTACTGGTAATACAGTTTCAATTACTGGGGCTACCCCTGCTGGGTTTAATGGCGTTTACACAATAACCGTTACAAATTCGACTGTTTTTACCTATAAACCTATTGCTGTCCCCGCAGGAAACGCTACAGTAGTTGGTGTTTATGCAATAGGAATAACAACACCAATTAATTCTTTAATGAATTATGCTGGGTCTTCTACTCAAGACTTATTTGCTGCTGCTGGTACAACTATTTATGATGTTTCTGGCCCTGTTGCTGTTGCCTCGCATACCATTTCCAATGACAAAATGCAGCACGTCAACATTACTACTGCTGGTGGTCATTTTCTAGTAGCTTGTAATGGTCAAGATGCCACTACCTTTTATAACGGTACAAATTGGATTAATATTGCTTCTACAGAAACGCCACAACAAGTAAACAGCATTACTAGAGTAGGTACTTTAGCTACTGCTACCACTAATGTGGCACACGGTCTTGTAACAGGCAACCAAATTGTAATGTCTGGCATTACACCAGCAGCTTATAACGGTACATTCATTATTACCGTATTAAATGCCACACAATTTACTTATGTAATGGCAAGTACGCCAGCTTCTAGTGCTACAGCTAACGGTACTGCTTACGCAATTACTTCTATTACCAATACAGGCACAGGTGCATTAGTTACTACTGCTTCTGCCCATAATCTGTATACAGGCAACATTATTGTAGTTACAGGTGCTACTCCTGCGGCATATAACGGCACTTATGCTATTACACGCCAAAGTGCTACAACTTTTACTTATGCTTTAACTACTAACCCAGGTGGTGATGCCACAGTAGTAGGAACTTATAGTGTTGCAGCCAATACTATTACTTATTTGTCCCATAGTGGGACTCAAGCCAATGTAACAACGGCTACAGCGCATGGTTTGTTAACTGGTAACCAAATTACTGTTTCTGGAAGCACTCCAGCAGACTACAACGGTACATTTATTATCACTAGACTTAACGATACCCAATTTACTTATGTAATGGCTACAAGCCCAGCTACAGACGCTACTGTTATTGGTTCTTATGTAGTGGTTGCCCAAACTATTCTTACCAATGTGCAAACAGGTATCGTTGCAAAGCTAACAACCCCTGTAAACCATGATTTAGTGACAGGCGACCAAGTTGTTGTTTCTGGTTGTGTACCGATTGCCTACAACGGCACATACAACATAATTGTTATTAGTGCTACAGAATTTAGCTACATAATGGCTTCAGCACCTATTACAGGCGCTACAACCGTAGGTACTTATGCCACTTTTCAAGGTGGTTACACTATTAATTACGCCATTACAGGTGTAAATAGTAACAAATTTGTTCATGTAAACCTGTTTAAAAACCGCCTATATTTCACCGAAGAAGGCAGTATGAGGGTCTGGTATTTACCAGTTAACTCTATTGCTGGTGTAGCAGAACCTTTAGAATTTGGTGGAATTGCACGCAACGGTGGCTTTATTCAAGGTATGGCTACTTGGACTATTGACGCTGGACAAGGTGCTGACGATTACGCAGTCTTTGTAACCAGCATGGGCGAAGTTATTGTCTATAACGGTACAGACCCTAATGACGCTGCGACTTGGGCGCTAAAAGGCGTATGGCAATTAGGCTATGTATTTGCAAGGCGTTGTTTTTACAAGTTTTTGGGCGACATTCTATTGCTTACCCAAGACGGTTTAGTGCCTTTAGCTTCTGCATTGCAGTCTAGCCGACTAGACCCTAGGGTTAACCTTACTGACAAAATTTATTACGCTATTTCTCAAGCTGCTACGCTTTATGGCATTAACTTTGGTTGGCAAATTGCGTTTTATGCAAGTGAAAATATGCTAATTATTAATGTGCCAATTAACTCAGGCATACAGCAATATGTAATGAATACTATTTCTAAGGCTTGGGCTAGTTTTACTGATATTAATGCCCAATGCTGGGAATTATCTAATGACCAAATGTACTTTGGTGGCCCAGGTTATGTGGGCCATTTCTGGAACGCTTACTCCGATAATGGCAATAACATTAATGCGTCAGTACAACAAGCCTACAGCTATTTTGACGCTAGAGGTCAACTAAAACGCTTTACTATGATTCGCCCTATATTCCAAACAGATAACGGTATTCCTTCTGTTTTGACAGGTATAAATGTGGATTTTGACACCCAAAACAATCTTGGAACGGTGTCATTTAATGCTTTAAACGCTGCTATTGGTTCTTGGGATAACGCTATTTGGGATGAATCCCAATGGGGTGGTGCATTGTCTATTACTAAGTCATGGCAAGGTGTTACAGGTATTGGTTATTCAGGTGGTATAGCTATGAAAATAGCTTCCCAAGGTATTGATGTGCATTGGGCTTCTACAGATTATGTAATGGAACGAGGTGGCGTTCTTTGAGGCAGGTTGTTACTAATAACCAAGATTATATGCGTGCTTGGTTGGGTAATAAATTGGGCGAGAAATTGCCAGAGAACACCACTTGTATTGGGCAGGAAAAAGACGGTAATTTAGTAGCAGTAATAGGGTATTGTGGTTTTATGGCTAAATCATGCGTAATGCACGTTGCAGCCATAGACGACAACTGGATTAGTAAAGACCTATTGTGGGCAGTTTTTGATTATCCCTTTAATAAACTAGGAGTTAGCGTTATACTTGCAACAGTTTCCTCTAATAATAAGGAAGCGTTAAAGTTAGACCGACACCTTGGTTTTTTAGATAAAGCGTATATCGAAGATGCCCATTTAGATGGGGATTTGGTCATATTAGCAATGAGGCGTGAAAATTGTCAATGGTTAGACATTAAAGCGCCCCTAAAAGGAGTTAAACATGGGTAGCGGTGGCGGATTATTAGGTGGTGTAACAAATACATTGTTTGGCAGTCCTCAGACTGTAGACACTCCAGACTATACAAGTGCAGCGCAGCAAACTTCTGCGGCTAATGCGGCTAATAACCGTATTAATCAAGTCACGCCCTATGGTAGTTCTCAATACCAACAAACTGGTACTGACCAGTATGGTAATCCTACCTATACCATGAATACAACGGCTGCCCCATTTGTGCAAAATGCTATTAATGCACAAGGCGGTCAACTAGCTTCTACCTACGGTTCAGCGTTTCAATCCCCTACATTTAATAGCACAGGCGATATGCCAGCTATGAATTATTATGGTTCACGCTTAAATCAACAACAATTTAACCCTGCTACTCAGCTTTTGCCATTACCTAAATATAATGTAAACACGCAAATTGACCAAGCTGCTTTGCCTTCTTATGGAATTAACCCTGGTGAATCCTACGAAGCAGCTATTATGCGTAGGCTTGAACCTTCACTACAGCGTCAATCTCAGGCTTCAGATGCACAGTTAGCAAATCAAGGTATTGTGCCAGGCACTAGGGCTTACGAAACAGCCAAACAACTTCTTGCACAACAACAAAATGATGCAAGAACTAGCGCTATTGTTGGCGGTATGGACACAGGATTGCGT